GATGGATAATTTAAGGGTTCTATTACCAGCCATTAATCATCCCACTTTCCAAGAATCTCGCTAAATGATTTTTCCCATTGAGCGATTAAATAAGACTGCTCTTTGCGCAAAGTAGGATAGATAAAATAACCATCTTTATTTCTAGTTGGAAATTGCTTATAGCGTTTAGATCCAAATTCTAAACCGCCCCAGAGCATTTGGGTTGTAGCTCCACCTGAGAATCTTTGGCTGGCAAAACCATAAGAGATTTCGCCTAGCTTGCTGGATTTAGATACTTTACCGCCATCAACTACTCGGGCTACGGCTTTACCAGAGCGCACTCTTTGGCCACCTGCTTCTTGAATTTTCTTGCGTAGATACTCAGCTAAAGAATTAGATTGAATTTTGGCAGCATCAAGGGCAGTTTCATCCATAGCTTTAAAAGCGCCTTTAATACGGCGAAGGTCGGCTTTATCATAAGCAATTGCATCAGCCATTATTTCGCCTTTCCAATAACTCGACTGCTGTAACTATATCCTCTGCATCAGTCCAATATTGCATTGGGATATTGGTGGCTATTGCTAACTCGACGATAAGTCTGTTTAGACTTCCGTCGGGGTAGCTTTTGGGCTATCACCCTCTACCTCAATATCTGCGACTGTATCCATCCAAATATCAAAAGATTTAACTGGCTTACCTGCTGCTTCTCGTTTCATTGCATTGTATGCAAGAAATAAGACGTCCCAGATGCCAGGTTCAGACATTGCCCTAATGGACTTGCCTGTTTCTTTTTCCCATTTGGCATACTCGGGCGGTTGCGCGATATAAGTCGCTTGGTCGCCCGAGTTATATGTAATTGTAATTGCTGACTTCATAGCTCCCGATGCTCCGATCTCTTAGCTGAAGTTCTCTGTTGGTGTTCCAACTACTGTCATTGTCCAAGTGTCGGTAAGTGCTCCAGGAGCAGCTCCACCAGCAGTCGGGAAAATTGGCAATACGCTGAAAGTAAATACTGCGCCAGTTGCAGCTGTGAAAGCAACTGTGAGTGTGGTATTAGGTGCTGTTTCAGCATCAGCCCACATTGCTTCGAATAGAGAGCTTGCAACTCCCCAATCCTGTAGCAATTCAATTGCAAATGTCCATTGCTTATCAACGGACTTATAGGCGCGACCATCAAGAGTCTGATAGGTCTCTATGATAGTTTCGCAGCTTAGGACTGCGCTTGTTGCTTGGGCATCGTAATTTACGCTATCAAGCGTGAAGGTAACATCGCGCCCAGTTATTACTGTAGTTGGCATTTGGGTCTCCTATGCGGTTTGCTCGTAGCGGACGCTCAAGCGTATATCTGAAACTAACAGGGTAGTAGTTCCGACTTCTGTTACCGATGGTCTTTCGACTACCGATAATTCATACTTGGAAGCATTTAGTGCTCCAAGAATACTAATGACCATTTGCTCTAAATTATCTAAAGCAGCGGCATTGCTGAAATACGCAACGCAGGCAGTTATGGTGTAATTTAATTTAACTCTAGTTGTAGCTTTACCCAAGACTTCAAGCTCCATATAGGGCGAATCTGGGATGCAAATTATTGCTGGAACGATGGGCGCTTCTGGAACAGCATCGTAGATATTGGCAGCTACGCCAGCAAGCGCAGTTTTTATAGCGCCTCTAACATCTGTGGCAATTGTTGATGGCATTAACCAACCATCGTCTCTACATCAAGGTAAGGCCCTAGCAGCCCCGTTACTTTTGCAAGTAAATTCTTCGATAGTCGATAAGGGGTTACTGCAAAATCTATGCCTTCTATTGATCCACCAGCGGCTGTTCTCGCTTGGAAGATTTCGACTGAGATAGCCAGAATTGCAGCTTCAGCATTGGCATTTCCGACATAGGTTGATAGTCCAGAGAGCGCAGCGTTTCCTGCTGGGATAACATTTTTTTCCAATATATCTGCGTTGGTGATTGCGACTGTAAAGACATAATCTGATAACTCATCTGCTAATACTGTGTGTGTGCCGTTAAATGGTGATCCGCATCCAGTAATAATTACAGATTGGCCTTCTGTGAATTCTTGAATCGTTGCGGTCTCAAAGTAAGCGACATTATCCTCAAGCTTTACTTTGTTTATCTTGCTCTGGAATGTGACTAGCATTGGCAAAACTAAATTCTCTGAAGCATCAACAATATCGTTTAGGTAAGCATCTGGATATAGGGATGACGAAACGCCAAGAATTGTCCTTAGCTCTGTGGCTGTAACTATCGTTGGCATTTCGTCATCCTTTCAATCAGTTAGGTGAGCGGCCAGCTCGGGAGCGGACTGGCCGTCACTACTAGGGTTTTATCAGGTTAAGTTGAAGTGGCAAGAACCATTTGCAACTTTAACGGCAAGTGCGCCGTAGCCGTAGTAAGCAACCTCAATCTGGCCGTTTAGAGCCACATTTGTCTGCAGACGGAATCTGCTAGATTCATACCAAGTGTAAGAATCAGGATTGATTACAACCATCGTTCCATCTCCAGTTGGAGCTGCGCTCTGGTTGATACCAAGTGCGCGAGATACATATAGATCAAGTCCAGCAACATTTCCGCGAAGGCTTTGTGGGCTTACTGCTCCACCTGCGTTTTGAGGCTGTGAAGCTGTGTAGATTGGACGGCCTGAATCGTTGTAGCTCATAATCTTTGACCATTGCTCAGGTGTCACAATTAAGTTACGAGCAAATCCAAGAGAATCAGCATAAACTTCAGCAGCTGCTTCAGCAACGAAGCCAAGCAAGCCTGTCGCGCTATTTGCTTGAGCTGTTGGTGCTAATTGACCATTAGCAAGAAGTTGAGCAGCAACAAATTTATCTGTTGCAAGTGAATAGGCATATTCCATCTGACGGACTAGCTCATCAAAGAATACTGGATTGCTTCGGTCAAGAAGTTCAACGGAGAAGGTCTGGCCACCTGCATACTTATTAACATTTACTGTTAGGAAGCTGTTGGTCATTCCTGTCTCGACAATTGCATCGCCTTCGTTCTCATCTTCAACTGTTGGGACGGCTGTAATCTTTGGAATCTCAAAGCTCATACCAGCATCTGGTAAAACTCCGCGAGAGATTGCATCAATTGTTGAACGATCAGCATTTGATAGTGGGTTGATTACCTCGGTTAATTGACGAGTAGGAATCAAGCCAGCGTTATTTGAAGTGGTGTCATCTGCTGCCATAACATACTGACGAGCAGCGTCATCACCAAGCTTAGCGCGAACGCTATTCTCAAGATATTTTGCCTTTGAAAATTCAAGGCGAGGTGCTGTGTAAAAGGCTGGGCGAGCTGCCTCAACCATATTTGCTTTAGCTGCTTCTACCGCTTCTTCAACGGCAGGAGCAGGAGCGGTAGTGTCAGACACTTGGTCTCCTTCGTTTGGTTTCTCTGAATCAGCGGTTGCCAAGTCAGAATCTTCTTTTGGTGCTTCATTCTCTGACGCTGCTACTTCGCTTACGCGAGCAGAATCAATTGCAGGATCAGTTACTAGAGATACCTCATCTAAAGTTGCTGAAGTAATCTGCATAACGCCTTTGTTGTTTGTCCATTCGTTAATCTGAGCGCCAACGCTAAATCCATCGCGCAGACCTTCAGTTGCTTCAATCAAAGCATCTTCTCCAGCCATAGTATTGGCAATCTTGAAAGTTGCTTCAATACCAGACTTAGTTACATTGTGAGAGACCATTTTGCCAATCGGGCGAGTGCGGTCGTGCTCAAGAAGCAACTTAACTGGCTTCATTTCAATTGAATCAGCTGCAAAGACTGTTGGGCCAACTGAAGTATTGCCTTGCTCGTTCCAAGTGACAATAGTGCCAGTTATTGTGCGCTTGATTGTGTCGGCCGCTGTTACGACCATTGGAATATTAACTTTCATTAGGTATTAAATCTTCCTCTCGTTGAATCTGCTCAACGCTCATTGCGCCAATGCGGTTTAGGATTTCATAGACTTGCGCTCTTTCTAACGGATTACCGCGAAGAAAATCGTCAAGCGCAAAACGCGTCATTACTGGATTAGGGACGAAATCTGGAAGTGAAAGCCTTTCCTCTACACTTTTTAGAATTGGGCGAAGTGAGAAATCTACGAGCCCGCGCCTTTCCGATACAGCGTTAGAGTAAGTCATTGAAGTTGTTTCGGCGCTTAAAAAATAAGCTGGAATATTGCAAGCTCTAGCAAGTTCTAGCGCCACATATTGACGAGCCTCTGCTAGTTGCATTGTTTTGGGATCAAAGCCAAATTGCTGCAATTCTACATCTGCATTTAGAAATGCTGTAGAGCGAGATTGACGAGCAGTCTTCCAAGCGGTTAGTAAAGCTGAAATGCGTTCTGCTGTTAGGTTAGTGCCATTTGATTTTAGCACCATTGAAGGTGCTGGCTCTTTAGCATAATTAACTGCTGCGTTTTCTAGATATACGGCTGCTGCAATTGTTTTGCCAGCTCTGTGAAGTAATCCTTCGTCTGGGCCATCAAATCTAATTAATGAACCTACGCCTTGAAGTGGGACTGACTTGCCATCAACTTTATATCCAGTAATTTCAGTATTTAGAAAATCTGTATCAACTGTGACGCGCTCTGGACTCACCCGAGTCCAAGCTCTGACGCGACCGCCATCAGTTGCGCTATACATTTCGAGAACTTGACCATAACCAGCGCCATAAAGCCAAATATCTTCAGCCAGCCAGCAATAGATTACGAACCCAGCAACTCTTGGGTCTGGCTGATTGATAACTCTGTGTGGATCAACATACTGGCCAGTAATGCGATTAAAAGTTGTTAAAGGTAATGAGCCAATAGTTCCGCAGATTATATTGCGAGCTCTGGCAACGGATGGAACGCTCATTGCTAATTGGCGAGTGGTATTAGTAGCACCGCCAAGAATGTTATATACCGAGTCAGATATTTGGACTGGGGTTAAGGCAGCAGTTACATCTGAGACCGCAATAGTTCTCTTTGCTTCAACTACTGGAAATAGGAAATCTCTTATAGCACCCATTACTGACATTGTA